TCCATACACCACTCACCGTCATGCTCATCATCCGCAGCCATCTTGTGATACCCAGATGGGCAGTTGCCCTCTTCGTCTGGGTCTACTCTGGTTTCATCATTCAGCTTCTTAGACCGCACCGCCACAGAAGTATCCTGATAGGCAGGCCACGCAACCACTGAAATCTCAAGCAATTCGACATCTATCAGTTCGCGTAAATCTACACCATCTTCCACAGTCCATGTATCGTTTTGAGCAATAAAGCCAAAGGACATAGAATCTATATCTCCACGCCTGATAGACTCGACAATATCTCGTCCGGCAGTCGTGTCTGGTGGATCTATCTCAACCTTTAGACCATAAGAATCTTCAAATATATTAAGTGTACCGGCGGTGTTTCTGCCAATAACATGCATTGGGTCGTGTCCCACCAACGCCCTCACATCTGCACCACCGTCAAGGGATTTGGCAAATGCTCCGGGTCGGATGCTTTCAACAAACCCACCCAAATCTTCACTTCGGGAATCAAAGACGGCGGCATAACCGCTAATCTTCGGCTTGCCACTTGCAGCAGCCTCAACTCGTATTTCTTTTATAGCTCTAGTTTCTCTATTTTCCATTGTTCTTACTCCAAGATTCAAATATAGCGTCTGCCAAATCACAGGCAGCCATTTCCGTTGTTTCGTCGTACCAGTTTTTTAATTCAGCAGATGCTGCCATTGTATTACTATCGTTTGCCCTCAATATCTTAACAGCACCCCGCAAAGTTTCCTGCGACGATGAAGCTGCTTCGACCCTGACGGCAGAGTTTAGTATTTCCGTATCTAAGTTCAGCGACTCAATAATAGAGGCTGTTATTTCCACTACACGCTCAGGGAACCTTTTGGCTGATGTTGTCAGGCTGTCTACAAGTTTTTGGGGATTCAGATTCTTCTCAAGGTACTTGGTGACACTACGCCGACCCGCATTAGCCTCTATGGAAAATGCTCTTGTGCAAGCCTCTCTGAGCCATGAGTTTATGTGATCGCCCAACCCCTCAGCTTTACCCTCCGGTAGGAGCAACGCTCGATCTTCATTATTTTCTTCAGTCTGGTACGCCTCATCAGACACCGACACCATGTTCAGTGGCTGAAGGTAGATGTCTCCCCCTTCAATCGGATTCAGATTTTCCCTCATACGAATTTCATTAACGCTGAGTATCCCAGATTCCCTTGCCACTTTGTAGGATTGGTATCTTGCTTCTGTATCACCACGCATGATTCCGTCTACATTGTGTTCTGCGTAAAGTGCATCTTGGTCAGGGATCAGTTTGCGTTGTATCTCCTGCTCCCACCTCGTCAGCCAAGGTAGTAGCGTGTCCCGATAAAAACTGATTTGCTGGCTCTCAATATTGGCGAATGTGGATCTCTCAAGATCACCGATAGTATGGGGCGGCACTCTATACATACGAGCGATTTCACTGATCTGAAATTTCCGTGTTTCGATCCATTGGGCATCGTCGGAGGGGATGCTGATGTTATTAAATCTCATGCCCTCTTCGAGAACAGCGACCCTGCTAGAGTTACCGGTTCCCTTGTGCAGAGCCTCCCAACTCTTACGAAGGTTCTCCAAGCCTTCGGGCGACAGTTTGCCCGGATGTTCGAGTACGCCACCCGGATGCGAAGAGTTTGCAAACCTCTCGCCACCCATGCGTTCTGCGGCAACACTCAGACCAAGTGCTTCCCTTGCAAGGCGAATGGGAGATTTCCCAATGATGCCGTCAGTAGAGAAGTTCTTAATATGAAATACCTGATCTGCTTCAAAGTAAATACTGCCAGCAGCACCATTGAAAATATACACGATCCGGTTATCAACAACTTCAATTGTAACGTAGCCCGGAAGCATCGGCCACAGCTCTACGGGTCTGCCGGATCCATCCCTCACAATTTCCGCAAAGCCGTTGCCATGAGTCAGGGCCATACCCGTCAGGACTTCCCTAAATGTATAAGAGGACATTTCCCTGTTGGGAGTATCGTGAAGCAATTTCCATAAGTTATTGTCTCTGTATTCTTCTCTGCCTTCAGGAGTTTTTTTGTAAACCTTTAGGGGCAGGCTAGAGACTGTTTCAGAAATCACCCTCACAGCAGCATAGACAGCCGTAATAGATAGTGCGGTATCCTCATTTATCTTCACCCCAGAAGATGAGGACAATCCCCCACTCAGAGCGTCTGTTAGCCACTGGGGTGGTTGCCTCAAAGATGCCCTCTCTTCAGTCGTTTGCTCAGTATCTGTTTTTTCTATTTCACTCATAATATTTTCAAGCCCTGTTCTTCGTCATCATAAACGCTTCTACCACTTCCTTCTCGTCCGTCATCATCAAGCATCGCTCTGCCCAGAGCCATCACCAATGCAACTATCGGGTCGATGCGTTGCAGAGAATGTTTCTTGCTTGGTCGGATATTTTCATTTGAATCTGTTTCAATTGCCACATTGGATGCACACCACCGAAGCACAGGATGATCGAAGTGGCAAAGCCTGCCCTCTGTCACCAACGCTTCCAAGTAATGACTTGGCTCTGTCATCGTCCTGAACGCCTGCGGTACAGCCGCCACCGGCACACCCTCGTCCTCCAATCTCTTGGCAACGAGTTTTGCGTTCCACGGGTCAATCGCAACTTGTTGAACAGAAAATCGGGTACACGCATCCAAAACAGTTTGTACGATGGTTTCGTGGGCAATTGTTTCTCCCGGTGTTGTAAACATATCTCCGTCATCAAACCAAACATCGTAGGGAACGTGATCTTCCCGCGCCCTAATAAACAGCCTTTCATGTGGCAAGAACGTGTTTGTTACAACCGCGTAGCGATCATCTTCCATTCTTACAACCAAGACAACAGCCGTAAGGTCGTGACGTTCTGAGAGGTCAATACCAATCCAGCATGGCAACCCATCTTCCAGCTCGATGTCCAAGTCACCATCCCTTGTGCAATCATCCCACCGTTCCATTGAAATCCAACGGTCAGCCTGTTCTGTCCAGCGATTGAGGTAGAGCCTTAGAAACGTATTTCTAAAGCCCGGCACATCTTTTGCTCTTTTACATTCTCGTTCTATAAACTCTTCGCTAATGCTTACGCCCATGTTTGGATTCGCCTTCGCCCATGTCTTAGGATCATCCCACTCATCTTCGGTAGCGGCTGCATAGATAACTGGCAAGAATGCCGGATCTTCTACGATGCCATCTCGAACCTGCTCCGCGTATTTGTGAATCTCATAGCAAATCGTCGTTTGGTCAAAGCCAGCCGTTGTTATGCCGATCACCAGTGGTTGCCGTCTAGCTCCGGTCGAAGTAACGAGCGTGTCCCAAAGATCTCTATTCTTCTGGGTGTGCAATTCATCGAAGATAATTCCATGAGCATTAAACCCATGTGCTGAATGTGCGTCTGCGGCAATACAGCGATATGTACTCTTTGTAGAGTCAACCATAATTGAGTTACGATACAGGGTGCATCTCTTATCGAGAATGTCATCACTTTGTACAAAGCCCTTCGCCACCTGAAACACGATCCCAGCCTGATCGCGGTCGGATGCAGCCCCATAAACCTCGGCACCCGCCTCGCCATCTGCCGTAAGCAGATAAAGTGCGAGTCCGGCCGCAAGGTGGGACTTTCCGTTCTTTCGCGGAATCTCCATGTACGATGTTCGATACCGCCTAGACCCATCCCTTCTTTTCCAACCAAACAAGTTGCCAATGATGGCTTTTTGCCAAGGCTCTAGTTCAAAGGGGTGTCCATTAAACTTTCCCTTGCCGTGACGCAGAAATTTGGGAAAAAACTCAATGGCACGAATTGCCGCATCTTCGTCGAACCAGTGATCTTCTGTCGCCGTTGCCTCTGGATCATACCCTCCGGGCAATCCCTCAAGTTTTAGACCCGACTCAGGCAAAATACGATTCCTTCACAGCTCGTGTCTCATCCTTCAACTTTTTAGGTTCGGTAGCGTGTACCCGCGTCCTTGAGGATGGTGTCAGCCCAAACTCGGTTTCTAGTTTCAGAAGTTGTGCGGCAAGACTTTCCACCACCCTTGACCAGGGGGATCTCACCGGAACACCTTTGTTGTTCAAGCACACTTCTCCAGACTCGTCCAATTCAGCCTGCGCATCAATATACCGTGAGTATGTCATGCAGAGCCTCGCAAGTGCGTCACCGTCAATAGCAGCCAAAACCCCAATCTCCATCAGACTCTTAACCGTTTTTCGCCAATGCGCCCTAGCCCTCCTATCTTTTAGCCAAGTGGGACACTTTGGCATAGCCGCCTCAACAGCAGGCTCCTTGTCTCGACCGGAACGTGTTTCATTAACCCACTTTGACCCAGATAGTTTCAA